ATCAACTAAGGCTTGTTTAAAATTTCTAAATTTATTTAATCTTGGTAAACCTAATTGGAAAACCATATGGGTTACACATTCTTTTATATTATCGTCTACTTCCATACCCTCGCAGAACTTTTCAGCGTCATTAATGGCAACATATAAATCAACTTCAAAACATTCATCAACTCTTTCCTTAGATACTTCTGTGCCTACTTCCATATCATTTTCTGGGTCTGTAGCCCTTACTAAATGCCCTACACCAAATGTTTTATATCCAAGGTGGTCATTATAAACTTCATACTTAACACCTTCCTCAAACATTATATCTTTTTTTAAATGCTCTATATCCATTATTTATCCCCTTTATGTTCGTGACCCATCCAAATGCCAAACACACCTGTCATAACACCCATTACAACAGATACAAAAGCCGATTGACTAGCTGTAGGTGCATCTAAATCCATAAACCATTCAGCACATCTCCAAGACATTATGGTACTCGCAAGCATCATAAATCTTGGTAATATTTTCCATTTTAGAAATGTCTCAACACTCATTGTTTTAAAACCTCATTTAGTCCAAAACCCTCTAATAAAACTAGCGTAAAAAATAATAACAAAATTCCACCAGCTATAAGCTTACCAGAAAAATTAGTTGAGCCAATTTTAATAGCTACAAATTCATTACCCAATATTCTTAATGATAATTCAAAACTATTTTGACCAATATCTAAATTAACTATTTTTTTATCTTTTTCCATTAATAAACCCTCACTTTATCAGTATCTACAAAAGGGATTAGCTTACAAATACACTCATAAGTCTGTGGTTTATTTTCCCTCATGTAAGTTTGATTATTTAGTTTATCTTTGTAATCAATACAGACATTTACATTCTCAAAGTATATACCACCAGTAGCAATTCCATTTAATGTACAAGCAAGTAAAAAGGCTGTCATATTAAACCTTTCTTCTTAGCTATAATTGCAAGAACTGTAACAACACCAGATAATAATGCAGTAATAAGAATAGCTAATATTACTTTCATTATTGTATCTTTTATTTTTTCTCTTTGTTTTTCAGCTTTAATTTTGGCTTCTTGTCTGGATTTTCGAGCATCAGCACAAAATCGGACATAATCATTATAAAGATTAGCCCTACCATATAATTGCATAAATTCTCTAAGTTGTTCGTTTTTGACCCTAATTTGTTCCAGAGCCATAAACTCCTCTAGGTCATTATCAGTTTTGCCTAGAAAGTTTGTCCAAATACTATTCTTTTTTTTATATAAATCTTGTTTGAGTTGTTCTTCAGCACCTACGAATTTGGCGATTGCTGACCCTGCTGAAGATAGTTCACGACCATTTTGAATGGTCTGTTTGATAATTGCGAAAGCACTATTAGCGACCACTAGCATTTCAAGCATAGTGTCACCTCAATAATAAACCTGCCATCATCGCAAGCATTGTAGCTGTTGTTCCTAACATTATCTGCTCTAAACGCCTTAACCTAGCTAGTGTTTCACGCCACCTTTCAGCACAAACAGCTTCATGAGTATCAATCTGGGATTTTACTTCACTCGCTTTTACCATTGTCTTCCTCTTTGATAAGTGATTTAGCTAGTTGGTCTTTGAAAAACAAATTTGAACCAGTCATTTGGTCTAGCTTAATTTTTAAAGTATCAGCTTCTTGCTGTGTAAGTTTTATTTGAGAATAATAATATTTTTGACTTTCATCTAAATCTTCAAACTTAAATTCTTTATCATTAATTGTTACTGTTTCAGACATTACCAAGATACTCCACTTGCTGTTGTTGGGTTAGCCTTTGCACTTATTTGACTAGCTATTCCATCTTCTATTGATGTAACTTGTTCTTCACCTAAAGCATCTTTTGCCCAACCTATTGCCATTTCTTCTGTAATATCAGCATAAGGTACTGGTGTGCCTACAAGTTCTACACCGACTGTGCCATAAGCTGACCCTGTGTTACCATCTGAGTCTTCATCAGATGCTCTCCAGTGCAAGATAGTCACAATATCTGTGTTGTCTCCCTGCACTAAGTCTCTTTCCATTGTTCCTATTGCCCAAGTTACTGCCATTTTATTCTCCTTTTGATTAAGTTAGGCTGTTTCTAATGCTGTAATTCTAGCTTCTAATTCTTGGATTGTTTTCACGAGTAAAGGCACTAACTTGCTTTGGTCTATGCCTTGATAATCTGGAATAGTATTCCCATCAGCATCTAGTTTATTATCTCCTACAGAAACACCATCAGGTAATTCATCTCCATCTACCCATACTTTTACTCCATCCTTTTTGCCAGTTACACACTCAGGAACTACGGCTTGTGCCTCATGAGCCAAAAAGCCATCAACAAGTGTATTTGTTTCATCAGATATAAAATTAAATCTGCAAGGCTTGAGTTGTTTTAGTCTTGTTGTTGCATCAAAATCGTATGTGATTGATTCTTTTAATCTGTAGTCTGAAGATGTTGCATAAACTGTTGAAGATTGAAGTATTGTTATTTTACCAACTTCACTGCCATCCCCTGAATTTACAAAGAATATAACATCCCCACCAGTTCCTCTTTTCAATAATGTTTGCCCATTATTACCAAAAAAGATACCTTGTTGTGTTGAAGAAGAAGTTGTGTTTATTAATACATTGCCTGAGCTATCAATTTGCAAACGTTGTTGTAATGAACCACTAGCTGGTCTTGTAAAAAAAAGTAAATCTGCTGAATCAGTAGAACTTGCTCTTCGTGCTTGTACCCTAGCATTATTTTCAGTGCCATCATAAAAAGCAAGAATACCAAGTATCTGTGTGTCACTAGCAGTACCATTATTGCCTATTTGAATAGTTGCATAATCTTGTGAGCCAGTGCCTTGTAAAACTAAACTTGTACGACCCTCTCCAAAATCAAAAAGCTCTGAGGTTCTGCCTATTAGAACATTGCCATCGCTATTAATTCTCATACGTTCATTATTGCCATTAGTATAAAATTCAATACCAAGACCTGAGTTGGCTCTTAAATAAAGATTGTTGTCTGAATTTCCTAAAAAGTAACCTTTTGTACCAATATAAGAATTATCTGTGCCACTTCTATTAAATTTAACTACAGAACCACCATTAGCATTATCTGTTTGTAGTTTAAGTTCTGCATTTGAGCTATCAGCAACATGAAGTTTATCATCAGGATTACTAATACCAATACCTACATTACCTGCTGTATCAATATTAATGCCACCAGTTCCATCATTTGTTATTTTTCCTGATAGGTAGAGGTCTTTCCAACGTGCAGAAGCACTACCTAAATCAATAGCATTATCTCTTAATCCACCTGTTGTTGTAACTGGTACAACAGTACTGTTACCAACACGCAAACCTGCATCCGTACCATCTGGCGATGCAATATAAAGGGCTGAACCAAAAGTACCAATACTTCCTACAACAGTATTATCTTTTCTAAACTCAATTAAATTACCATCACTTGTTTTTCTATTAAGAAACATATTAGTATTGTTGTCTCTTGTAGAAATTATAGTACCACTTCCCTCAATTTCAGTTCCTGCAACATTTGCAGTTTGGTCAGTCTTACCCACCAACACGTTGCCATCTGCTCCAACGTGCATTTTTATAGCATCAGTACCTGCTCTTAGAGTTAAATTGTTTTGGTCATCAGAACGAATACCTGCCCGTATTCCACCACTTGTTTCAAACATATACCCACTAGATGCTCTATCAGCTAATAAACTTTCAGCACTAGCATCCCAAAATAACTTTGGTGTTGTGCCTGTGTCTTCGTAGAATGAGATATCTCCGCCACTAGAAATATCCATACGTTTTGTACTAGAGCCAGTTCTGAATATAAGCTCTCCTGCTCCAGAGTTGCCACCAAAAATCAAACCACCATTAGCATCAGAAGATATAGTTGCTTCTTCTGTAACACTACCAGAATCCATAAGACGTATTTCTCCAGCCGTTGTTCCATCTACACCGACTTGTAGAGTTCCCACTATATCAACATTCTGACTAGCATCTATGGTAATCGCATCTGTTCCTGCTGTTACAAACTTTAATATGTCTGTTCCACCTCTATAGATACCCATATTAGTATCAGAATTAAATGTTAAAGCAGGTGCTGATACTGTTCCATCATCTAGTTGTAATGTGCCACTTAAAACGAATTTATCATTAGTCTGGTCTAATTCTGCAAACTTTATCCAAGCATCATTATCTTCGTTTCTAATATACATAATATTGTTTGAGCTATCATACCACCACATATTTGCGAATGTTGTTGATGGAGCAGTTGCACCAGAACTATTAGATGCTAGTGCTTGTAATGCTGAATTTAAATCTGCTCTAAAACTAGGGAAACTTTGGTTTGCTAACGTAAAATCATTTTGTGACATATTTTATCCTCATGATGCTAGTTCTCCGTATCCTCTTACCACATAATCAAATGTTCTGTCTATTGTGGCATTGGAACTGTTAAAAAATTCTATAGTAAATCCAGTAGCACTTTTACTAGTTATAGCATAATAATCACCACTAGCCAAGTTACTAGCAGAAATACCTACACCAGATATTTCCTTAAATGCAGGACTAAATGTTATTGCTTTTCCGTTTGTGTCTGTTCCGCTTGATACATCTTTTTCTGAATATACCCTTTCTGGCATATCTACTTGGACTGATAACCCTGTAACTTTAGGAGTTGCTTCAACATCATCACTTAATAAAACAGCCCTAAATTTAAATCCTCTACCAGTATAATCGCCTACATTAAACTTTTGAAATGGTGTGTAATCAGCAGTTGCAGGGTCTCCGTCTGTTTTAGCTATCTGTAGCTGTACATTTACATCACCAAAGGTATCATTAGCTCCATCAAATAAACCCTCTCTAGCATCAAAATTACCTTGTGCATCATCAAAAAGATTTACATAATCCAATCTTTCCATATTAACTGTTGCGGTTATCCTACTACTGTAAACACCTCCTGCATCAATATATGTATCAAAATCATATGTTCCAGTAGATAAAACAGTACCACCACCACCATCAAAGTTACCTACTGCATCATCAAAATCACCAGATACACTATCAAACAAGGCTGTCTCTAATATTAAAGCATCATCAACAATAATCACATCTGTTTTTGTGCCTGTAAAACTAGGGTCTTGTGTAGAACTTGCAACAAAGTTTAGGTTTTTAACATTGTTTATAAGGGCTACGTTACTAGTTGCATTAAGTGATTTTAAGCCAATTTTATCAACTGACCTTATAAAATAAGTACCAGTTAAGGCAGGAACTGTCACAGTATTCGCAGGTCTTGATACTTTATCAATTAAGGTTATGGCATTTGAAAATATTGCACCACTAGTTAAAGGGCTGTGTCTAATTATGTAATGTGACAAATCCAAATCTGGCACTGGTGTCCAACTTAAATGAGCTTCTGTATCTACAATATTGACTTGAAAGTTTGTTACATCAGCAGGTGGTGCAGTTTTACCAACTACTTGATGTTGTGCAGATACAAATACAGACCTACTAATAGATGAAACTGACCTAGCCCTAACATCATAAATAGCATTATCTTCTACGTTAGCAAGCTCAAACTTAGAACTAGCACCCCTACCCAAGTTAATATAAGCAGTATCTGTGCTTTTCTTGGCTTGCACCTCAAAATCTACTATAAATTCATCTGTAGCCTCTACATCAACTAATAAAACACTAATAGCTTCCTCATTTAAGGCTCTTAGCTCATCTGATACTTCTATAACTGGTGCTTGAACTATAAATGGGTTTGGTAATGTAGTATCAGCTATTGTTGCGATTGGGTTCTTTTCATTAAATGTATAAAAATTATCTTGGTGTTCGAACAACTGGACATTTACTGTTAAATCTTCATTAATTGTTAAACCCAGAACTCTAAATGGCTTTGCATCAAATCCACCAGTAGGATAAGTAATAGCCACAATATCCCCTATTTCTAATTCTAAAAATTCTGAAGTTAATGTTAACTGTATCTGTAATTGGTTTCGTGAACGCCTTAATATAATCTCACATAAGGCTTCAGCGTTATATGTGTTGGTTACGTTAGGAAACTGGAAATTACCCTCTAATAATGTGCTGTTGTCTTCTGCAAGCATTGTAGCGTGTTGAAAATCTGTTTCTACGTTACTATCATCAGCAGGGGGGAAACTTACTGTGTCATTTTGAAAATTTTTAAAAGGATTTACATAAGTTCCTATAACCCTGTTATATTTTTTATTTTTTCTTTCACCTAATACTTTTGCACCGCCTACAACGTGGTCTGCTGTTATTGTTTTGATAGATGAACCAGTACCTTCTATTTTTACTTTATAAACCCCATTATTGTAGGTAAATAAAGCAGACATAGGATTTAATAGTTTTTTTACGTTTTCTAATACTTTTTGGTCTGTATCTAATACAGCATTCGTTTCAAACTTAATAATTGCAGGTACTTCGTCTGTTGCATATTCACCATTTGAAAAAATTGTTGATAAGTCTGTAGAATAAACACCACCACTTACACGCCATCTAAAAGTTAAACTTCCTCCGCTTGGTGCATTACCATAATAAATAACTATAGGATATATACCACCACTAGTTAATGCCTTACTTCCAGACCTTGTAGTATTAGCGTGTAAACCACCATTATTTACAATAAGTTTAGCAGTTCTATCAGCTTCTATTTCTTTTATTAAATTATCTACAGTTTGACCATCATCACCAATATAAACGTGACTAGCATCATCTGAACTTGTTTGAAATTCAAAAGTTTCTGAAGATGGTGCATTTATATAACCAAAGTATCTATCTGAGCTATAACTTGCAGTTCCAACGCCATTTATTGATGTAATTTTATCTGTGCTACTAAATGACCTATTTAAAAAGAAAGTTGTTTTATCATTATAATAACCATTAAAGTCTTGTTTAGTTATTCCTGCAACTGGTGTTACCACCTCTGTTCTTGGAACTATTAAAGTATCAGCTTCATTTGCTGAGGTTTGAAAAGATGCAAAGTTAGCCTCAAAAGCATCATCTGGTAAGCCCTTGCCATATCTTGTATTTCTTAAATAATCCAATAAAACTAAAGCAGAATTTTGTGAATATTTGGTTGTGGTATCTCTTGGGTCGTAAACCTTTTTGCCTTTTAAAACCACCTTAATATCTGGAATAGAACTAAATATATCTTGATTCCATTTTAATCTAAAAGCTAGATAACAAACACCTCTTAGCCTATGATTTGCAGTCCAATTAATTGAGGGTGTTAGGACTGAAGATGCTACTTGGTCATCTGTTCCATAAAATGCTTGTATTTGTACATAAGAAGTACTTCCTTTATAAAAGTTTAAATCTCCATAACTTACTTCTCTAACAACACCATCATCTAACTCACCATCAAAAATAACTTTTTTATCATCAAGGTATATCTCTTCTATTTCTTGAATTTCTCCTTCACAGACAACACCTGCAATATATAAATATTCGTTATCTGAACCAGAAGATTCAACAAAAACACGAGTAATACCTACTTTTCTTCTTCCATAAACTACTGGTATTTGAGCATTATTAGACTGTTTGTTGATTAATACACCACGAACTTGCTCAGAAGCTCCAAACTCTGGCACATCTGGAATAGGTAACAGCCAACCAATAAAGTCATTTACGACATTGACAACAGCATCTACGACACTACCCATTAATGAAAATCCCTTTTAAACTTTTGACCAACTCTATAAACACCATTATCAACTCTAACCCAGTTAATAGAATTATTTATTTTTAGCTCTTTTTTAAAATAATTATATACCCATCTCATCATAGCAAAAGTATTATGAATTGATAAGATATCTATTAACCATAAATTATTACCAGAGTTCCATTCAGTATGTTTAATTTTACCTGTTAATCTAAATCTTTCTTGGACTAAATTATGCAGATAAGCCCAGTTTACAAACCCTACAATGCTATATTCATCATAAAACATTCTATATTGGTTAAGTTCTATTGAGGGCTGTAAATAACGCTCTAATTGCCTTGTAGATTGGTTTTGATATTTCTCAAATTGTTTAAATAACCCTACAATATCTGCAATCATGACCTACCCCATTTAATGTCTTGCACAGTTTGTGAGGCAAATTCAAAGCCTAAATCATCTGAAAAGTGTAATTGTTGTGAGCCAGTATTGGTTTTTCTGCCTTCTACTTTACTAAAGTCAGCCCAATGAGAAGCAATAGAAACATTAACCCTAGAATTATCAAGGCTTTCATTAATACTAAATGACTCTATTCTTCCCTTAAATAATAAAAATGGGTCTGCAATAAGAGCTTCATTACCATCTATAAAACCCTTATATATTTCAGCATCTTTTTCTAAATATGGATTGCTAAGAAATAATGAAGTTATAGTTTGGTCTGCACCTGTAAAAGTAACTGTTATATTACTTACTTGTATTTCTGAGGACTCAGTAACGCTTGATAGCTTAGTAAACAATGATGAGGCTGTATAAGTGTTAGAATCATAGGTAATGTCTTTATAATGGTCTGTAACTCTTAAACCTGTTCCTACATTGATATAAATTAAATTAATAGGCTGTAGGCTATCAGTTGCTATTTCATTTTTGACTGCGGTTGTAAGATTTCTAGCCATTTATAAACTCTCTATTAAATCCACCTCATAATTATAAAGGTCGTTAGTTATAATAGAATATTCTTGAACGTCACTTGCAAGCCTTACAAAAAATGGCACATTGTCATATGTTAAAGTAATATCATCAGCCACGTCTTCCCTCAAAGGTGGTTCAAAAGTTAATGTTCCACTTCCTGTGCCGTCAGCATCTAAATCCTCTACTGCCATATATACTTTTTCATGACTGGCAAATTTAAAGTAATCTCCTGCCTTTAATATATCATTAGTGCTTGTAGCCATGCCGTCTATAGTGCAAGTTGTAGCTCCTGCACTTATAGCACCATCAACACTTATCGTTCCTGTAGCAACGCCCTGTGCATTGGAAACAACTGGTGGTATAATTGTGAATGTGTTTAATCTTGCCCTTTGTTTCATTAAAAATGCTTTGATAGGTGCAAAGTCTGTCCTTCTCATAGGTGGATAAGATAATTTTAAAGTAAATTTTTGACCATCAATCTGTCTAGTTTGAACCCTACCAGAAGTTGTGGTTGTTACTATAGTTTTCTGCTCTGAACCTACATCTGCATTACTTGCTTGAGGGCTTGTTGGGAATTGACCAGACATTATACAAGCACCTCTTTTCCTTTTTCATTTAAGGCTTGATTAATAACATTAACAATAGTTGCTCTACTATTAACTAATAATTCACTAAACCCAGTAGCGTCTACTGTTGTTATATGGAAATTTACATTAACTTGTTTACCCATATTCCCTAATTGACCATTAGGAACAACATTTGAAGCCTTATCTGGAACAACTAATTCTGGTCCTGCTTCACCAACTAAATAAGGTTGGTCTTGGTTCATTCTACCACCTAGTTTTCTACCACTTATACCTAAAGAAGCAAAAGCATTTGATAAAATTACAGTTGAGCTAATTCCTGCCATTGCGGGTATTGCATTTGTACCTGCTGTTGCTAAAGATACAAGTGCCGCAGGTGTCGCATAAGCACTTGCTATAGTATTAGCCACCATTACTGAAGTTGCTGTTGATGCTGTTTGTAGTGCTTTTCCAATAGTTGCATTTATCAACATTTTTACACCAATTTGAACTAATGAAGAAACTAATTGACCAACAACTTGTCGTGCCGCATTTCCAAAAGCATCTTTAAAACTTTTCCCAAAAACTAATGCTTGAGATACTGCATCGCCTATTGCTCTTGTTACACCCATCATAGAATCAAATAAAGCATTACCAACTTCTTTTCCTGCATTAAAACTCTCAAAAAACTCTGAATATTTTACTTTTAAGTTTTCAATAGCACTATTTTCTCTATTTAAAGATTCAAGTTTCTTTTCTCTGTATTCTTCCATTTGTTGAGCAACAGACAACTCAGTATTAGCCATATCAAGAATACCTGCCCTAGCAGATAATTCAGCATCTAAAAGCTCTGAACCACCCATACCTTGTTGCAGAATGTCTTGTCCTTTTATTCCCATTTCCTGCCCTGTCATGCCAGTAACATTAACTGGTTTAGGTATAGGAAATGCCTTAGGTAGTTTATCTTGCTCTTCTTTTAATTTTTTTAATGCTTTCGTTTCTTCTTCTATAGCTTTAGCATTAATTTTACTTATTATTATTGACCTTTCTTTTCCTGCTCTAGCTTGAGCATCAGCAGTCTGCATATCTTTAATTGATTGTATTAAATTTCTTGTAACTTTTAATTCATTGTTAAGGGTGTTTCTTGCTCTTTTGTCTACAACTTTATCTAATTTATCTAATATTTGAGCTTCTTTGGAATATAATCTTGCTATTTCTTCATTTTGTTTAATGACTGTACTTAAATCTTTAGGAATAAGACCAATAACTCTTAAAAAATCTTGCGTAGCTTTAACCGCATTTGTTAACCCCTTAACCATGTCTGTTAAAACAGGTAACATTGGCATCATTACCGCAACAGTTAATTCATCTAGGGCTGAACTTAATGCCTTAGAGGTATTTGCAAAACTACCAGAAGTTTCTATTGCATCGCCATGAGCATCTGCCGTACCTGCAATAATGAGATTTAATCTAGCTTGTACTTTTTCAGCATTTGTAACATCTTCAGCGGTTTTATTAATGCCCATTCTAAGAAGTTCTTGTTTTAATGTTGCTTCAGTAATAACAACTCCAAATCTTCTGACTGTCTCATGATTACCAACCAAAGCACTTTGAAAAGCCATCATAGTTTCTACATCACTAGCATTATTAAATGATGCAACGTCTACTGCTAATTTAGTTAATTGAACTGCTAACTTTGAAGCTTCACCTCTAGCGAATCCCATAGGCACAAATGTATCTTGTATAGAAGATGCCATGCCCTCTAATTCAAAAGTGCTTCTACCAACAGCATCGCCAAATTTCTCTAATTCACCTCTTACACTTTCTACAAACCTACCAAAAACAACTGAAGATTTTGACTGCATTTCTTCAACAGAACTAGCCATATCAACCATTTGTTTTGAAAATCTTAGTGCTTGGTATACAATAACACCACCAATAACATTGCGGACAGTATTGCCTAAAGCATTAAATGAAGCTTGTTGTTTTACTACTGATTGTTGGACATTATCTTTAAGTCTATTTACATTGCTAGTAGCAGACCGCATAGCTTTTGCAGTCTTATCATTGGCTAGTATATCTATGTTTACTTGTTTTGTTGCCACTATCTTCTAGACCTTGCTAATCGTTCTTGTCTTTCTCTTTCGTCACTTTGTAAAGCAAAATACGCTATCCACATATTAAACTCACTAACTGACATTTGCAATATTTCAGAAACAGACTTATGAAGTTTTTCGGCTAACCCAAAAAGGTTATGAAGTTCTGGGTCATTCTTTAGTTTTTTTTATTCTCTTGAATATCATCGTTACCAGTACCCATAATCTTCGTAGCAACATCAGCAATTACATTTGTGTCAGCTTTGGTCTTAAATGCCAAAACATGAGTAGCATTAAACATTTTATCGCCATCTTTTGTTAATGCTTTCTCTATAATTACATCAATCAAAACTATGAGGTCAGTACCAGAAGCACCCTTAAAAATTTTCTGTTTTTCAAGCATGTTAAAAGGTTTGCAGTATATAGCTTTATCACCTACTAAACCCCACTCTGGCACTTCGATTATTTGAGTTTCTAATGTACTAAAATGCTCTCTAACACCATCAAAGTAGTCTATTTTTTCTGACATATCTTACACAGTACCTACAGTTAATGCACCAGTACCTTGAAATGACACAGTTCTAGTAATTGCTCCATCTAAAGGAGTAGTTATTGACATACCTGTAATAATGCCTGTACCACTAAAACTCTCATCTCCAGATGTATTGCCCTCTGGTAAGAATACAAAAGCTAAACTTGCACCAGTAACCAATAAACCTTGCTCCGTGCTTTCTTCATCATAGTTCATATCAATGCTTCCTGTAAAAGAACCTCTGCCAACAAGATATGTCTTATTTGTATCTGAAAGCTGTGTGTCCTCTACTGTATCGTGTGTAGTATCTATTGTGAAGCCTGTTACATTATCTATGGCTGTACCGCCAACTGTAACAACTGCCTCTTTTCCGTGATGTGTAGCCATGCTTTACTCCTTATCTTTGATTTCTGATTTATCGCTTTTTTCGGCTTTATTTGCAACTTTTTTTTGAGCCTGTTTGTATCCAAGCTTTTCAAAATGTTCCAAATTCTCTGCTGTAATGGTAATTGTATTTTTACCCTTAGTCATTTGAATGTCTTTAGCCATTATGAATCTCCTCTAGTATATTCGTATATAACCCTTGCTGTAATTCTAACACCACCATAAGGATAAATAGTTCCCTCATCAGTTGATGCCTCAATAACTTGAGTATCTATAGCATTGCCGTTTCTTGTTACATCATTATCTAATGTTTCTTCAATAACTTCAATTAATTGATTTCTAATTGTATCAATATTTGTAGTTGTACCCTTACCAAAAGCCACAATTAAAAAATCTATTGTACCCCTATAAGTTCCAGAACCTGTGTCACCTATGCTTTGAACTTCCCTTGTCTCGTCACCACTTTGTACAAACATTGCAGGAAATTGAGCATCTGATAATTCTTCTACTTCAAAAGGCTCTCTAGTAATCTTTTTAAACTCAATAGGAATGCTTACAGCATCAAGTACAGTTATTATATTACTAGCTATGTCTTCTCTTTTGCTCATAATCTCATTTCTTTAAAATAAAATTTTGAAAACTCTGCTCTTAACTTATCTTCTTCTTTATCACCTATAGCAAAAAAAGGTCTTGTTATCTTTCTTCTGCCTACACCAAATGTGTCATGATAACTTGCTATTTTAGCTCTTTCCTTGTTAGCAAAAAACAATGTGCTTTTAAATCCACCAGTTCTAAAGTCTAAACTTCTAAACATTTTGCCAGTATCAGTTAAATCTACAAAACCAGTCTGCCTACCCCTCTTTTTTCGCCCTCTGACAGTCGAACTTGCATAAGGTCGCATATTACCACCATCTGGTAGCTTTCCGCTCTGTGTACGCTTTGTAATCATCAGAACAGCCATATTTGAAACTCTTTTTAAACCCTTATCAATAACTGACTTTTGTTTACGAGTTATATTTTTTAAAAAGTTTGTAACCTCAATACTATTTATCTTGGCTGATACTTCCATTATCTCACTAATCTAAGGCTGTGCAGAGCTTCTTTCTCGCTATCTGATATAGTGCCACCACCATCTTCATCATATTCGACACCATCTCTTAAAATAGCTTGAAACTCCTCTTCATATCTATCCCTATAAAAGTCTATCTGTACTTGGAATGTATCTTTACCCTCGCCTGTGTCTGGGTCTCGCCATTTAGTTAAGATTGGATAAATATATTTCCATAAAGACAAATAAACTACTGATTGTGTCCATTGTGAATTAGTAAGCTTGCTATTAGTCATTTCAACAGAAGTTATTTTAGTAATATCCTTGTATCTGACTTGATGCCTATATCTTTCCCACCATTCTTCTCGAATACGTCTTAAAACATCATTTTCAGCAAATTGTAACTGGTCTGCAAAATCAGCAATGCCAAACCCTAAAATGTCTGGCTGTATCTTTTGTAAATCTGTGTTAGCTACTGCAAATTCTGTTGTTGCCATTATTTAGCTTTCTTTTTAGATTTTTTCTTTTTTTTAGGTGCTTCTGGTTGCCACTCTGGGTCACCACTAGGCTCTATCTTTGTTTCTACTGGCTTTGGCTTGCCCTCATAAATAGACCAACCTCTTTCAGCCCAAATCTTTTCATTAGGCTCATATTGTATTTTTAATCTTTCAATAATATCGCCTTTTTTACTTATTAATTTAACAGTTTCCATTTTAACCCTCTTAGATAAAAAGGGAGGTTTCCCTCCCTAGTTAAATTAGTTTGCTAAGCTATCTGCTGTTAACTTAACTCCATAGCTGTCATGTAGTTCACCAACTCCATAAACTGCTGTAGCTACGATTTCATCTGCTCTTAATGAAGCATCTCTTTGTGACTCAATCTTAAGGTCTTGCATCATTGCAACTCCTAAAGCGTCTTGTGAGAATACACCACCAATAGAATCATCTGAGCCATCTACAGAAATGTTTGAAGATTCAAATATCTGAATACCTGCAATCTGTCCTACAAATCCTGCTCTCATAGCTTCATTACCTAAGTCTGGTATATTAGATGTTCCTGCAAAAGTATTTGTTAATGCTTTCTTAACATTAAAGATTTGCTTTGGGTGGAATACACCATAGTAAGGTCCAGGTGCATTAGCTGACCTTAACTCAGTACCTGCTTCAAATAAATCTTGGATTGTTAATTCAGCACCTGCTCCAGGTCCTTTTTCTGTTGAGAAACCTGTAAATAGTGCAGATAAATCAGCGTCCATTTTTCTGGCTATGGCTTCACCAAATAACCTGCCAATATCCCCTGCAACATTTCTTGATGCTGAGTTTCTAGCTAGGTCTGTTAGTGTCGTCATGATACCTACTTCAGAAGCTGTAATAGTTACTGAACTTGGGTTTACTGCTGTGTTTGATAAATCTGTTGCTTCTGCTACTGCTGAGGCTGATACAGTTGAGTATATTGGTACTTCTACTGATTTTCCACCACCTACAATAGTATAGTTGCGGACAAGATTTCTCATAATTGACTGTTCGCTTGCCACAAATAATGCTTCAGCGACTATCTCGGTATATAGTTCCGAAATGGTGGTTGAGGTTGTTTCATTAGCCATTTTTTAACTCCTTATAAATATATAGCCATTTAATTATTAATTACTATCCGTCTTGATTGGGAATCTCTTTGCTTTCTGTATTCAGCATACTTCTTCCTATCATTAGGATTAGTCATATCTAAATCACTCAAATTTAAAGGTTTATTGAGTTCTGTCCTATCCACATTTGACACAGAGCCAGAGCCACTAGGAGTAGCACTAACAAAGTGCGGGTTATGTGTTAAAAACTCCTGTACTAACTCGTCAGTTGACAAAAGTTCCCCATTGCTATTGTACCTTGGTAATCCCTTAGAATCAAGTATTTCTACATTTCCACTTTCATTTAGCTTAATTTGTGGCTGTAAAAGGCTTACAACTTGGTCTGGATTAATGGCTTTGTTCTTAGATGCAGAAGATAATAAAGATTTATTTATCTTAATATCTTTTAACTGGCTCTCTAAGTTTGACCTTTCTTTGTGCCATTCTTGGGTCTTATTTTTAAGTATTTCCTCAAACTCGCCCTTTTGAATCTTTTGCTTTTCTTCTAATTCTTTTTGAGTTTTGACAGCATTTATAGCTATATCTAAATCCTCTACACCTAGTTTTTTGTAAACTTGGCTTCTTTCTTGGGCTAACCTACTTTTAACCATTTCTGCAACTTGGTCTTGTGTATATTTTTTTTCAACTTTAACTTCTTCAACTTCTGTAGTTGGTTCTGTTACTTCAGCAGATTGCTCAACTTTATTTTCTTCCATTTTAGTCTCCTATATATCCCAATCTGGGTTGGTGGGAATCCAAGTATGTCGGCATCTATATCCACCTCGAACTATAAAAGGGTCTCCAGTAGATTTACCTGCCCAACCTTGGTTATTCCAAATATCCCGAATTTCTTGCTCGGTTAATACTCTATTTAGCATAGTCTGGCAAAAAGGTCTACTATCCCTAACTAGTGTACCAGTATACCTATAATGCTCTAATCCTGCCTCTTTAGCCTTAGATACTGTAAATTGTCCATGAAACTGCATAACTGAGTCATGAGCTATTTGGCTTGCATATCTTCTTAGGTTATTCCCTGCTCTATCTGAAGCATATTGTGTATGTAGTTTACTTATAGCTTCATCAACTTGGGTTTTTTTAGCATTATCAAATTTATTCTCGTTAATAAAATCAACTAATTCATTTATCTCACGAGTATTAGATTGTTGATAAACACCATTAATATGCTGTCTAATATTCTTAACCATATCTTCAAAGGGTCTACCTGCTATTGTGCTTTGGTAAACTTCATCATTTATAACTTTTAAAAACCTTTCAGCTATATCTTCAAAGCCACTAAATGCTTGTGTTTTAAGTGCATTAATTGTAGCTAGGTCAACCTCTGTTAAAGATTTAAATTTATTAGGGATTGGCATCTCACCAAAGGTATCAAGAACAACTTTAGCTATTTTATTATATTCTTCATTAATAATTAAATCAGCTTCATTTAAAAATGTAGTTTCAATTAAGTTTCTTATTCTAGGCTGTAACTGGATAGCTAATCTTTGGGATACAAGCTGACCTTTAGTGGCTCTGGTAACTTCTTTAATAACATCTTCTTCTAAACGATATAAAACATTGATTATTCGTTCTTCATGTTGGTCAGCTAGTTTATCTAATATTCTTGACATTTATCATAATGGAAAGTCCTTTTTCCATGCCCTTATAGACCAATATGCAGGACTTAATGTTTTTTGCCCTTTTACTTCTTTTAAAACACCACCCATACGAGCTAGAAAAGATTTTTGCCTTGCAGGTATATTCTTTTTAATAGACATACCTCTAGCACCAAAAGTAACCTTTTTAACATTACCAGTAGATTTGTTTTTAACATATACACCAAACTTTTTCCGCTTAGATTCAGCAGTAGATAGCCTAAAAGGTTTATTTAATTTAACTTCTCTGCCTCTATACTTCGCCATCTTCTTTCCTGTCGTCTAATCTTTCGTTAATAATTAAACCGCAAACAACACACTTAAAAACATCTTTAAGGTCAGTTTCTTGGGCATGAGATTTACATTTAGGGCATAATTTAAAATCATTCATTTTTATCTTGCAGAATTAGCTCAAACCCTGCGGAAATAGCAGAAGTTGCACTAGCTTTGCCCTGTAACTCAATGTCTGTTTTTTCTTCTATCTTTACTGGCACAATATAATTTTTTTCTATAAATCCGCCTCTAGTTGTAACAAATGCTTTTGTATTCCAAACATTACCACTAGATATTTCTTTTGTTATAAACCTTATTTCATTTTCTAAATCTTTAGAGCTTCCCACGTCTATCTGCATAAGATAAGCAACGTAGTTTCTAGGAACTGTATAAACACACATAAGGGTCTGACCATACCCTGCTTGTATCTTGGCTACAGTAGTAGATGAAACTGTTATAGTTATATCTCCAACATTAGCATCACCAGTATTGGCAGTCTTCATAAAAACCCTAAACACCCTGCTAAATGTTGTGCTTCCTGCACTACCACCTATTGTTAATGTCTCTGTAGCCAAATCATAATTTTCATCTAAACCTTGTATTTCAACTGTGCCTGTATTGTCATCAGTATCACTTGAAGTAGCTGTGGCTGTTCCTGCTGAAGCATAGGTATAAACGTTATTGCCATCCCAGATAGTTTCAAAACTTGAACCTACAGCAGTATTTAAACCAAACTTATGTATACCACTAAATCTATTTACAAGACCTTGCTGTAGCCCTAGACCAAAAGGTGCATTATTTAAACTTGCAAAAGTCATTTCTTTTTCCTCTTTCTTTTACTAGCCCTTGAAATAATATCTTTATCAAATGTTCCAGACCTACCTTTGCTTATTAACTTATTTACTCTAGCCATAGCCCACGCTTGCATTGGTATTTTAGGTCTACTGCCACTTGAAAGAAAAGCACCTTGACCCCTGCGGAAAGATGCCTTTAAATCAGCTAAATTAAATAGTTTAGATTTCTTTGCTTTAGCTTTTAAAGTATTTAGAGTTGTTGCTGACAATGGTTTTCTTTTAACAGCCACTAACCAGTTCTCCTCTTTAATAGTGCTAAAGGTATTCTTGCACCAGACTTATACAAAGAACTTACTTGCTTTATAAGACTAGCTCTTTGATTTCTTTTAGCACCCTTTAACCCAGATAAATATTTCTTGGGTATCTTGGTTTTTTTATCTTTTGGTACTTTACGTTTCTTCGCCAACTGTTTGACCCTCTACTTCTGTGGTTTGAAATTGACCTCTAACTGTTCTAGTAGCATCTATTTCATCATTAATAGTTTTCATAGTATCATTATCATCTATGACTGCTTCAGCTATCTGTTTATCTATTTCTTTGTTAAATGTTTCTGATTTTATACCACTAGCTTTAGCCATCTGTAAGTATTGGAGGTCATTAGCCCAATCTCTAATATCAAAAGTGTCTGGATAGTTTACTGAGCCATTCCATTGTTTATCTTGCCATTTAGCGAATAAATCCCAGATTTGTTCTTCTGCATTTTCTAAATAATCTGCTTTTTCTGATAACCTTGCATTTAATAATTGGAACTCAGTTTGTAAGGCAATTCCACTAGCTATCTGTGTACCTGTAGCCCTAACTGAACCCATGTGGGTTATTCTATCAATAGCATCAACCTTGCTTTGAATACATTTCATAATGCCCTCTAGGTTTTGTCCACTAGGCTGTATTATATAAGGCTTTAAAGATGAATCTAAGTCTTCTGGTATTTCTATAATAGCTCCTGCACCTGCACTAGCTTCAACATTAGGAGTTTTAACTAAACTAGGGTGGTTAGCTAATCTAATTAATTGTTCTTTTTCTGAGTAATCATTATAAATAGATTGCTGTAAATAGGCTACATCAGCCAAATCACTTATACCTATAGGTCTTTTAGCACCTCTAAGATTATAAACATTAACAGCAGGGATAACCCCTATAGCATTAGGTACTTCCTCAATAAGTTTAGGTTCTTTGTCTGTGTATTCTTCTGTGTAGTCTTCAAATTCATATGTGAGTATACTTTCCTCAGTAAAAACCTTGATAATAGCTCTTTGAGAATTTACATCTTCTATGACAACCAATAAATCTAAATAAAACCTACCACTTGCTGACCTTTTATAATTCCAATTAACAATATTCTCTGGTGTATATATTGAAACATAAGGTCTTATATCTTGTGCCAATTCTTCTGCTCTTGTCTTAGCATTAGACTGAGGTTTATCAATCACAACCCAACAATTACCATAAATACTAGCGTTCATCTGAACTTCTCGCATTACAGTATTAAAGTTTCTTCCGTCTAAATCAGCATCTTCTATAAATGAAGCTAGTTGTGGGTCACCATCTAAATCGCCATAATTTCTTGTAGGTGGTACTCTCCATAGGAAACTAGTGTAAATCTGCACAACATTCTTACAATGATTGTCTACTGGAGTATGTCTTATTCTTTGGTCATATTCTTCTGGTGTTTCTAATATGTATCTGTGAAGGTAATAGCCGTTTTTGTAATCATTACCGCCTAAATAACTGCGGATATAAAATTCCCAGTTAGATATATTTTGATGCCATAAATCGTGTTTATTGTGTAGAAATTCTTTGTCCATCAACTCCACCTCTTAGGAGGGCTTGCAACAAAATTCCGTCTAAGTGGGAAATTTAACTCAACTAAATAACCAAGAGCATCATTCATGTGGTCGTATCCACTATCCTTATCTGGTATATGTGTTCCCTCTTTATATATCTGTCTTTCTATGCTTTTTATTACATTTTTGCAAGATTTTAGAATAAACAGATTATTTTTGCCATTTACATTTTTAAGTTTTGAATTAACAGAATTAATCCTATCCCTCACAAGAGGTGCTGTATTTCTACATTTTACATCAAATCCTGCATTTTTCAATATACTTATGTCAGTAAATCCTCCTGCGGAGGTTTTTCTTTGTCTAGCACTAGGGTCTGGGTATACAATTATCTTTTTATTTTGGTATCTGTTTCTGATTTCTTCACACATTTCTTGGGTATTTGAAGAATATATTTGTATTTCATCAACAACAATAATTATTTCTCTATCAATATAACAAACAACAGCAGTCATTGGGTCTACGTTAAAATCTAAACCAATATGTAAAACTGGGTATTCTCTATCAAACTTATCTATTATATTTTTTTGCCTATTAAAATTATAATATATCATACCAGAATAATTTACAAAAGTAGCTTCATATTCCTGTTGGAATGTTCTTATATCTAAATCTTGTTTGGCTTGCTCAACTTCTTTATCACTTACTTGACCACCCTCTAAAGTGGTATATTTAAATGAAGCCCATTCTTCACTACTTTCGCCTTGTTTAAATAATTCATATGACCAATTACCAAAACCTCTAGGACTACCGCAAAACAAAGCATGACCACCTGTGTCTGATAATGTGGGTCTTAATACCTCATACCATGCTTCTTTATGTATATCTGCAAACTCATCTAAAACTATAAAATTTAAGCCAACACCTCTAAGTGACTGTTCGTTATCCGCACCCCTTAAAGTAATTCTAGAGTTATTTTTTAAAGTTATAGTTAAATCACTATTATTAATGTTTTTGACCCATCTATGGTCTATTAATCGCTCTTTAAGCTCATTCCAACATATTTGTTTAGCTTGCCTATAAGTTGGAGCAACATACCAAACTTTTTGATTGGATTTGCTTGCAAACTTAGCTAACTCATTTATTGCTAAATATGTTTTACCAAATCTTCTGCCTGTAATAAGAACCCTAAACCTAGATTCATCACTAATAACTTCTGATTGTGGTTTGGTTAATGGCATTAGCTAGTCCAAGGCAATGGTACATCTAGCTCTGTTTCTTCTACTCTATCTTGTTGACCTAACATATTTTTTCCTAAGAATATGAGCATACTTACGTTTCCGTTCTCACAAGCTTTCCATTGAAGCTGTCTCAATCTCATTTTTTGCTCTGCCCTGCCTTTTGTCAGAAATTCCGAATAACTCTTTTCTAATAAATCTGCTGAACAGCCAAAAAAGTCTGCCATTTCTTTATTTGTACATCCTAATGTTGCTAACTTTTGTAATTGAATTGTATCTATTTGATATTTTTTTGGTCTTGCCATAATCCTCTTTTTTCCTTTGAGTAAAAGTAATTTTAATTTTTTATGGTTTTAAGTTTTAATCCGTATTCATTAATACCCTTTTTTTTAATATAATCATCACGAAATATAAGTTTATTTTCTTTTTTAAATTTATTGTAATTTACATAATGATGATGTCTACCATATCGCCATACAAGTTTTGTAACATCTGGGTGCAATTTCATTTGCATATTAGATTTAGGGATTGTTCCCTCTTTTGCATAAAATTCGTCTGTATTGCCACCTTTTAATGTTTGAGTATTAGCTTTTTCCTGTAAAAATACATTAAATTGAACTGTACACCACCCTTTTTTTAAAATTCTTAACGATAAATCTGTATCTTCATTATATCTACCCCTCCATCTATCTGGTAAAGGCAAATCATTTCTAATAAGGTTACATGAGTATATTCTGGTATTAACTGTAAATGGTGTATATTGATGCCCCCATTTATCTATAACAAAAAATGTATAATTTGGTCCCGCCATTCCTATATTTTTATATCTTAATACAAAATCTTCCATAACTTTAAATGGTGTAGCATCTGTACATTTGACTTCAATGTTATTTTGCCATCTTCTAAAACATTTAATATTATCGTCCATAACCCAATGCCATTTGTAACCTCTATCTATAGAATGTTGCCAAATAAAATTTCTAGCGGGTCCAGGTCCTTTTGATTTTTTATCGCCTAAATCGTCGCAGGTATCGTAATCTTTCTGGTAGGTCTTATCTAATACAACTATTTTTTTCTTATCTATAACCTTCGCATAGTCTGAGTATTCTTGTTCTTCTACAACAATGCTATATGAAACACCCATTTGTTCTAGTACTTTTGCTGTTAACCTTGAATCTGCTCTGCCTTTTGATGGAATATAAATTGGAAATTGATTACTTTTCATAATACTTATCTTTGATTACATTTTTTTCTATAAAAGGAAACCAAATATATTTTGTTTTTTCTGTATAATCTTGCTTAATTAATTGAAAGAATTTTTCAACAGCATCTTGGTTTACAAAGTTAACTGTTAAAGACCTAAATGGTGACTGGTCTGAATGTTCAAAACTAGGCATATCTTGCCAATGTTCTTCAGTATCAAGCCAATTCCTTGAATTATGGTCAGATTGAAATATTATTGTTTCTAATTCTTGCTCCTCAAAACCTAACTCATCTATATTAAAATTTATTTCTTTAAGAGCATCTATTTCAAGTTTTAATAAATCATAGTCCCAACCTGCATCTTCTGATATTCGATTATCTGCTATACGATATGCTTTTGCTTTTGCTTCAGATAAATCAGCCATCAAAACTGGAACTTTTTTTAGACCTAATTTTTGTGCTCCTAAAAGTCTAGTATGACCAACAATAACAACCATATTTTTATCAACTACAATAGGTTGCTGAAAACCATATTCATTAATGGAACTTGCAACTTTATCAATATCTTGGTTTTTTCTTGGGTTATTATGATAAGGTATTAACTTATCTGTTTCTATTTCTTGAATATTCATAAATTCCTCTGTAATTATAATTAGGATTTTCAGCAGTCACACCAGATGGCGTCGGTCTATAATCACTTGAACTATTTTGTGCCGTTTGATGAAAATCGGTATAAGGTTCATAATGCACTTTTCCTATCCTATCAAGTTCAGCAAGTTCTTCTGAAACATCTTCAAACCTTGCATTTTCTTCTTTGCTAAGTGCTTTTGTTTCTTTATGCAGTAACTTTAATTGTGTGTAATTGTCTCTTATTTTATTATATTTCATTTAGCCCTCGCTTGTTTAAGCATTTTAAAACAATCTTTTCTGTTAAAATTATACCTATTTATTAGGTATTTGTGTAACTTTTTTATATTTGTTTTTGCTCTAATGCAAAGTTTATAGCCATAATAAAATCTCTGTATATCCCTTTTGACATAAGCATCGCCAATACATTGAAATATAGTTGTTTTCCCTTTAATTAAGCTCATAGTTGTCATTTTTAACCTCACTTTTAGGATACATTTCATCATGTAAATCTTGTCTAATTAGCTCTAAATCATAAATAGCATCATTTAAACAATCCATTTGAATAGTATCTGGCATTTTAAAATAATCTTTTGTGAATATCGTCTCTGCTTCACAAGTTTCAGAATTATAAACTATTTCTATAATTTTCATGTTTATCCCCTAAAATCTAAATATTTTTTAGCTTGGTCTTTAGTAAATTTGCCTTCACCTATTGCTCTTTCAACATCACTTGAATACCTTTGAGCATAACCTTTAATAAATGAACTGCCTTTTTTAGCATCTACAGCTTCCTTAAACATCTTTAATCTCATAACGTAAGGGTCAGCAGTACTTGTATTTTGTTTCTTGGGTTGTTCATCTAAATACTTTTTAGCTGATAACCAAAATGCAGGCTGTTTAGCAAATTGCTTGTCTTCAATAGAATTATAATAAGTTGAATACATATCTGCTAGTTTTTCTGGGTTTTCTAACCATTCTTTTTCTATTTTTAAATAGTTCTTTTCAGCTATACCCTTACTAACTTTATTAGGTATCTTTTCCCAAAATTTATTAAAATAAGAAGTATTATTTATCTTGGTTTTGGTATTGGTAGGGGTAGGGGTAGGGGTAGGGGGGTTTTGGCTAGGTTTTTTTGGTCTTCCTCCTAACTTGCCATTTACCTTAGAAGCCTCTATTCTTCCTGTAATATATAAATATTCTTGTAGCTGTCTTTCGTTCTGATAATGCGAACCAATTAAAACAAAAAACTGCTCTAATATATTTTTACAGCCTTCTTTTTCACTATCTGTTATGCAATTACCAATTCTATAATAAGTATTTTCGTTATTTAATATCCCAGAACATCTTTTATTCCAGTTCCAACAAAGTAATCGAATATATATCCCTATTTCTTCGTTAGAGAGGTGTTGAGTACCCGCAATGAAATCTTCTGTGAAAAGATACCATGCTTTTAATTTCTCTTTTGGCTTTGAATTTTTTTCTATGAACATAATTATCTCCAATCTAATTATTTTTAATATATATAAATTAACCTAAAATGAAACCTATTTTTAATTATAGGTTAAAAGCCCCAAACTTCTTTCCTTGCATTTAAAACAGTTTCTTCTTTCCATATCCAATTATCTGGATTAGGAATTAGAGCCATTTTAACATCATCTTTTGAATTAACATTTTTTAGAAAATTACCCATAACTTTTACAATATGTTTGCAAATATTTAGGTGATGGTCATATGAAGCTAATTCTAACTGTGTAAATTCAGCAGATTTTGTTTTTGTTGGTGTTTTTAAATACCATAGCATTTGTCGAACATTCGTGGCTCTATTATAAATGGCTTGTTGCATTGCATGACTAGTGCTTATTTGCATTGGATTTGTTTTAGAGGTTTTTAAATCAATAAAAAAATCTTCTTTAGTGTTTTTATCTTCAAAATGAAAATCTGTATAACCAATAAAGGGTATATCTTCTATAGATACCTCAACTTTCTTTTGATAATTTAATAATTTCCATTGAAAAGCACGTTCTTTAAACTCATGAGCACCAAGTTCTAATAATGGAACTAAATTAGTTCTTTCTTCATCTATTTTAGGGTCTGTAAGACTAAAGCAATTATCATCAAACTCAGCTATCATTTTTTCACTAGCTTCTTTAAATGACATACCATTTAAAATCATATTTAAGCCAGATTCAACAGCACTTCCTCTATTAGCTGAAGCACCACCGGGAAATTCATAACCAAATATTCTTCTTAAAGCCCATCTTTCCCTATAAAATGCAAACTCATTTAAATGACTAAAAGACAATGGCAGTAGACTCTTACTGCCATCATCAAACTTTTGAAAATGTTCAATCATATCTTATTGACCCAATCTTGCAGGTGGTCTCGATTTTTAATCACCTGTGCCTTTAAATCAAAGCATTGGTCATGAACATTACTAGTTCTACCAAATCGTATAAGATACTCATTAATAGCACTAATTAACTTGCTCATAACTTTTATGTCACTCATATGCTTGGCAATGGCTTCTTCTTTTTGCCTATCTACTTCCTGCTCTATTTCTTGGTCAGTCATTATTTACTCCCTTTAATAAGGGTGTATTCAGCAAATCTTTTACCATTATCAGCAGTTTGCATTACTGACATGATGTCGTAACCATATCTTCTTAAATTGTAGATTATAGCACTTAATCTGGTAGCCCTAAATTTATGGATAGCTTCCCATGAAGTGATTTTGTTGCCTTGCTTTAGGTAGTGTAGTATTTGTTCTGTCTGGTTCATAACAATTCCTTTCTATAAATGTTTTGCCAGTTCTCTTTCATTAACAACCTTAGTTCTTAGGTCATCTCTAAAAGACTTAAAGGATTCAAATCTTATCTTAGACCTGTTCCTTTCTTTAAGGGTTCTTTGGTATCTATCCAAATAGTCCTTAAATTTCGTATTAGAGTAAATTAATCCATTTAACTCTGTCATATTTTTATAATTGGCTTGTCGTGAATAGTAAATCGTTAATTCAGCAATAATCATTTTTTCTTCTTTTTTCATTAATTCGCAAGCAGTATCTAAGTCTGCGAACCTCATTCCCAGTTCTTCTTGCTGATATGATAATTTACTAGGGTCAAAATCTATTGTGTAAATATCAGACATAATAATCCTCGTTACCTATATCAAACTCATGTCTTATTTTCCACATAGCAGTATTCATATCTCTTATATCTGATAAATAAATATCTTCCATGTCTTGAATATTTCCTAAAACATTTACTAAAGATTGATGAGCTAACTTAATAGCTTCTTTTTGCTCATTAGAAAGAGCTTTTAACCCATTTTTTCTATTAATTAAAATTTCTTCTTGTTTTAATTCGAATTCAGTTTTTTTAGTCATTGTAAAGTTTTCCCCATTCTTTATCTGATATTTTCTGTAATAATTTAGCTTTCCATTCCTCATTTATAGATTTGTCTCTATGAGCGTGGTCATGACAAGACCTACAAACTGGGAATAAATTATCTATTCTATTTAATCGGTTGTTTTTTACCCCACCCATACCCTTAGGGATTAAATGGTGTATATCTACAGCTTGCTGTCTATTGCAACCCCAACAAATGGGAATATCGTATTCGTGATACCCCCAAAAGTCGGCAAATAGTTTTTTATAATTTTTTAAGGTTTTCATTGAAAGCATTTACAGCATTTCTGGTTAATTCCGCAATATCATGTACAGAAAATTGACCAGAACCCATAGACCGACCAACTATACCTGTAACAAATATATCAAGCCTTTGTGTATCGCTTTTACTAAAGCCATTTGAAGCAGATTGCATAGGTACAGATTGCTCATATTGGTTTTGCTGTTGTGCTTGTTGCTCTGAAGATTCACCACCTGTTACAATTTCAACGTCTTTAACATTAGTGTATGAATTGCCTTTTTCAGAAGTTTTTGTATTAATAATATTATATTTGATAATATCGCCAGATTTTGGGACTGGATATAAAGGAACACCTCTTGTATATAGCCTTTTCCCATCAATAGTATCTATTGAATAATTAGGAATACCATCTTTTGTATTATCGTAAATTTTATCTATTGTAACCATTGTTTTAACTCCAATTTTATTATTTATTAAGTACGTTATAACCTCTGCCCTCTAAGCAATTATTAATTAAATCTCGCCTAGTTTGTGCTTTAGGACTTAGCCATAACACTTTGAATCGTAACAAATTATATACTATTTTACCCTGTTCTAAAACAAAATTTGTTTCATCTTTAACTAAGTCTCGACAAGTATATAAATCGTCGTGATATCGGTTCATATCGCCTTTAATATTTGCCGATGATTTACCTCTACTATCTACTATTGGTGTTGTTGAACAGCTACTTACAACGACCAATAAAGTACATATAGAGAATACTTTAAATATTTTCATAATAATTCTCGTTTATTTTTTTTAGAACCAATTTATTTAAATCTTTTCTAAGACCATAAATAATCTTTAATTCTATTTTGTTTGAATCTTCGGTTTTAAGTTTTCTTGCATTTCTTTGTCTGGCTTTATGAAGAAGTTCTGCATATTCTTTAAAAACTCCATAATACTGTGCCACAGACATATTAAGAACTCTAGCTGTATAAAGCTCAGTACAGCCTATTTTTATTGGTTTATCTATCATTATCTGCTCCAATATTGTTTATTCCATATTCTTTAATTAATTCTCTAATTTCCAGACCATCATCAAAGCCCCTCTTGTAATAAGCAGAAAATAAATTATCTGGATTTTTCTTTTGGTTAAGAATGGCATCTTTAATGCCATCCTTGTAAAATGTTAGGTAATTTTGCCTTTTCTTTTCTAGTGGATTAATCATTATTATCACTACAATTATTATCTATATTTTCTATAGCGTAATGTAAGGCTATCATTATAGCTTTATCTGTTTTATAAGTTCCTTGATACGATGCTATTTTATTAATCAATCTATCAATATTTTTTTGGTGATGATAAATTAACTCTATATATCTATTAGCCATTATTACCTCCTTAAAATGCTATTAGTGAAAAATAAGCAAACCCAAAAAACATTAGGCAAAAAATCCCATAAATTGTGTAAACACCATAGTTTTTAATAAATTTAAGCATTGAAACCTCTTTCTTTCATGTGTTCTTCGTATTGTTCATAAGACATATTTTGAATTTCAAATTCTGTTATTTGTTTTTGCTTTTCATCAATCATATCTTGAATATATGATTTAATAGTAGAAGCACTAAACTGTCCTACAGCATTTTGAATTTCTTTTAATTGTTCTATATCATGTAAAATATTGTTCATTAATTCCTCCTTAAAAGAAGCACCTGTTAAGATGCTTCGTATGGGTTATATGCTTTTCTTGAAAAATCTCTGTGAATAAAATCTTTTAATACCAAATGGTCAGTATTTTTTTTGACATATTCTTTAGCGTATTCTTTAAGATGATTAGTTGGGGTAATATAATTCTGTTCTACATAACCAATGATATCTGCATATTGTTCATCATTTGACCAGTAATCTTCTCTTGGGCAAAACCTATAACAAAATAATTCTTTTTTTAAACCACCATCAGAAATTACATCTCTGACTTCTAAAGTATAAGGAACTTTCCAAGGGTCGCATTCTTCTTCATTATCTTTAATAATACGAATATCACATATATAAGATTGCATTTCATATTCTTTAGTAGGTGGTAAACCAGTATATGAAGTATTAAAATGGTTTTCTAAGAATTCTTTAAAATAAACATTATCATATTTATCAATTTGCGATTTATGAATATCACGGATAACATAAGTGTCACCACCTGCATATTTCCATCTATCGCCACGAGCTTCTAAATCTTGAGTGTGTATACAAATTTTCATAATTAAACTCCTATCGCTATAGAAACAATTTCTTTTGAATGTGGTGGCTTTGATATTCCATAAACAATACATCTAGCCAAAGGATTAGCAGATTTTACATTATTTCTATAATCAACTGCATCATTAAGATTTTCAAAAGCAACTTTTCCATATTTACCTCTGCCTTTAAAAATGGTTACGATATAATGTTTTATATGAGTTTTTAAGTAATTATCATATTCGTTTGAGTTATTAATATTTTCCATTAGTTTCTCCTTATTATTATGAAAATATAGTGAGAGAGTGCCTAAGCACTCTGCTCTTGTAGTTGTGATTTATGAAATACTGGGAAAAGTCTACCAGACATTTGAACTTTTGAAGAACCATCTGATTGCTCTTTAAATTCTTCCATAGGTCTGATTATCTTGGCTATTGCCTTGGTACCCTTAGGTACTTTATAACCAAGTTCAATGGCTTGTCTGAAAGTTAAGAAACCACCTTTCAAACCAGTAGCTTCTAATATCTCAATGTTTTTGCCAGAATATGGTCTTTTTGTTTTTTCGTTATAGTACATTTTGAACTCCAATTATTATTATTAAATTATCTTATAACCTACATTCTAATCTAGGTTTATTTCAAAGTAAACCAATAGTTTAATTTTTTTTGCATTTAATTTTTTTTTATGCTAATTATTAACTAATTCTCCGGTCGAGAAGTCTACAAGGTAATTTACTATGAACTCCAATTTTATAGTAAAACATAGGGGGTAGAATGTGCGGTACAAATTACCCCCTATGATTAAAGAAGCCGATATACAAATAGCTTGTAACGAATATCTTAATTATTTATCTCAAACATATAACTTTAGACATTTTCATGTACCAAATGAAGGTAAAAGGTCTATTCATTATCATGCTAAGATGAAGAAAATGGGTTTAAAGTCTGGCTGTCCAGATATTATTGTAGAATATCCAGAGGGTAAAATTTTATATATTGAATTAAAAGCCCCTAAAGGTAGGTTGTCTGATACCCAAAAGCTGTGGGCTGTACAATCAGAGATTTTAGGAACACCTCACTACATTGTGAAAGGGGAGGTTTCAGAATGTCTTGAGTTAGTTGGAGGCATAATTAAACAAAACATTCCTTTACGTTAGTATTGTATCCCTTTTTTCTTTAATATCCGCTGTACAGCCCTTAAATCGCCCTTATTGGGCATTCTATAACGTCTTCTACCCTTTCTTTTCTTCATAGGTCGCTTATCTATGAGTTCAGATAAAGTAGATGTAGTTGTAAAACCTTCCATTATTTCTTTTTCATTTTTTTCTTTTTCTTTGGTCTTCCGACTTTTGAACCATAAGTTCCTTTTCCTTTAGGCATGATATTCTCCTTTCTTCTGCACAATATCTACAATCAGTTTCGCATTTTCCTAAAATACAGTCAATGAACTCTTTGCCAAACTCTTCTACTAAATCATCTTTTCTTTTTGTCATTTATAGCCTTATGCCAGAAGTAATTGGCTATACCATTAAACAAATCATATAATTTCATATAAAACTTAGTCATTATTTTACTCGTGTTTTAAATTATTTTTTTCTTTTTTCTCCCGAGTATGACATTTACAATTACATTCTTCTTTATCACACTCATACGCTTTACAAGTTTCACATCTCATTTTGTTAAACCTTTCTGCTTTTCATATGTCCTTAAACCACCCAAGCCAAGCATTCCCATTAAAACAGTCATTAATGAACCCATATCAAAGGCAGGTAATTCTGGTAATGTAAACCCAAATAAAACCGACAGAAACATTATTAATGGCTGTAGTACAAAATGCCATGCTAAAGCTATTCCGCAAGTCCAACCTATAAAAGGTCTCCAACCTGCTACAAATATAGATTTATGCTGTGCTTCTGCTTTGTTTATTTCTAATTGCCCTTTAGCAAGCTCTTGGGCGTGTTTCTCGCTCATAGTCGCTATATCATGTGCTAATCTAGCCTTTTGGTCTTTATCCTCTATAAACTTATCTAAAAGCCCTGTAACAGGTCCTATTAATGCTTGTATCATAAACTTTTACCCATTTTCTCTATGAGCCTTTCAGCCCTGTTAGTGGTTTGCCTATACCATAAACTATCTTTCATTTCAGCTTGTGCCTTTGCAATATCCCCATTAACTAAGGCTTGTTTAAAATTTCTAAATTTATTTAATCTTGGTAAACCTAATTGAAACACCATATGGGTAACACATTCTTTTATATTATCGTCTACTTCCATACCATCGCAGAACTTTTCAGCATCATTAATGGCAACATATAAATCAACCTCAAAACATTCAT